TTGGTATAGGGGATTTTCCGTACAACATTTGCACTGCGCTATACAAATGCTGTACCGGAAAGTGATGCCTTAAAACACACTAGTCAATTAACGCGCACTAGTAATGCTAAGTTTATTGGTGCGGCCTGATGCACCCCACAACATCAGGCCGCTATATCGAACAGGAGGAAACGCGTGGTTGATTACATTGTCATTATATCACGAATGACTTTATTTGTCAAGAGGGGATTACGAAATAACAGCCTCTACCCGTTGAAAGAGAAAGACCTTGGATGATTATTCCGGAGCTGGTAACAGCGAATCTTGCTGGGTCTATGCGTTGCTGTGTGCCGGTTGTTGCATCAATAGATACAACGTAACAATCGGTAACTGAGCCGCCCTGCAATAAGAGTGTTCCAATCCAAACCTCATTTGCGGTACTATCGGGGCTTGCCTGTATGAAAATATTTGCTTCAGTATAATTTGCAAAGTCATCACCCGGAATTCCGAGGTAGGGGGCTTGTGCAATAATGCGCTTTAACATTTTCATTCTAAGGCCGATTAAATTATCAACGTAGTGTTTGTTTGCTGCTTCGATCTCTTTTACCGGAGTTGGCACCATCACGCTCACGGCGTTGCCCATATCTACGGCAGACTTCGCGCCGCCGATTACAACGGAGCCACCGTCACCCGTATCGATGTTCACATGCCGCTCCGCGTGGATATCAACGATAGGTGCCTCCAGGTCGACCGTTCCCTTTCCCGCGGTAATGTCAACGTCCGCCCCGCCGTGCACCAGGACGTTCGTAGTTGCCTGATACGTCGAACTTCCAGTGTCGTTCACGTTGATGTTCTCCACGCTAGTGTTTCCGGTGGTTCTAACGAATTCCGCGTTCGCAAGAACATTAATGTTCTGATTCTCCAGCGTAAACCCACCAGCAACTACATGTGTCGCATGCCAAAGGTTACCGGCGTTGTCGACGTAGTATCCACCAAGCTCACCCTTTGGAATAAGGCTCTCGCTATGAACATTCACCGTATTTTTGGTATCATCAACGGCAACCGTGATATAACCGCACGTCACAACGCCGTGCGCGTCCACATACTTCTTTGTAGCAGGGTTCTCGTCCTCCACGGGTTCCGCCACTTTGGTTTTTGCGTTGCGCATATCAACATCCACTTTATCGAACGTAGTTGGACCGTTGATATTGATATCCCCTGTCATAGCTACGGCGCCACCCTCGATATTCACCGCACCGTTTTCGCTGGCCAAGATTTCGACGCCGCCGCTTCCCGTGATGTCAACGTGTTTGTCTGCCCTTATCGCGATACTCTCCGGGGTATCAATTGTCACGTTCCCGTCGCCGTGCAGATTCATCGGTCCTGTTCCGGACAGTGTAATTGTGCCGTCTTCGTTCTTCAGAACATGCGCATTGTCGATGAAGAACAACGGGCCCGTAAGCGTACCACCGCTTGTATGAATATAATTGTTGGGATCAACCTTGTCGACCTGCTCCTGAATCTTGGCAATGTCCTCGTCCTGCTGCTTGATTGCATCAATCATCTGATTGATATAATCCCGCATCTTGCTTAGTACATCAAGGTAGCTCAGCTCATCCGAGAAGATCGTCGGCAGAACCGGCAGGCAACAAAATCTTAGCTTATTAGGAATGTCGCTCATAAAATACCTCCTTACATAATTGCAATGCACCACTGTGACATTGCGTAACTGCGGATATCAGTGCTCTCCGTGTCGGATGCAAGCTTGATTTGCCACGCCTTGCCGCCCGTGGCCGCAATGGGAATCGCGGTAACGCTGATGCAATCGTCAAAACTAATGACTTCAAAACCGCTCTTTTTGACAAGAACAACTCTAAACGTACTGTTCAATGTATCACCACACTTTCATAAACAGGTCTTCGAGTTCTTCGATGATCTGCAGGTCAATGTTGACGAACGTGCTTCGGTATTCTTTCAGGCGCTCCGCAATGGACGCACCGCCATTCACGCCGGAAACATGTTCCAGATATTCGTCCGTACTTTCTGCGTTTTCGTTGGACGTGTTAACATTCTGACTGTTTCCTGTAGCCTTGCTAGTGCCGCTGCCTTTTGCGTTCCCGGACCCATTGTTGGATACCATTCTAGCGTCCGTCAGATAGCGGTCATTCTGTAGGCCAGACAAACCGCCCTGCGGGGTATCGCTGTACTTGTTGACTTCGCTCTCCGTGTTAGTGTTCGAGGATTCGGACGTGGTGGAGGAATCAGATTCCGAGGACGTCACACCCTGACTGTCAGTCTGCGTCTGCTTTGTACCCTTGCCGATTTTCGTTCTTGTGAGATCAATGTCATACAGCGGATTGAATTCAAGCAACTCCGACTTGTACATCTGATTGTAGTACGGCATGATCTCCGATAACTTCTGATTGAGCCGGAGTTTCCAAAGCCCCACGGTTTCCATGCTGATTTCTTCCGTATAGTACGCCTTGAGAATCTTGATTTCAAGGGCAAGCCGGTAATTCTCATCAAAGATAGGCCAGTCTTCGGCGTTGAAGATTTTCGGTGCAGCCGCCTTCACGATTTCGTTAACCTTGCTATATGGCTGTGATTCCTTATAGCCAGCTTCTACCTCGCAGATATAACGCAGCTGCGTTGTGTATTTACTCATCTTCCCCACCTCCGTCCGGCTCACCCATAAAGGATTCCGGCGTCACTTCCTCGCGGTAACGAACGGAAATACTTGTTCCGAACATCCGGTTAACCGCGTCGCATGCCTGCTCTCTAGCAATCAAGCCGGAGTATCTGCTGGCAATCGTGCCGCCCTGATTTGCCTGAATTTCCAGGATGTTAACGCGTTCCTTCTTATCCGCGCCGTGATTCGCAATTCCGAGGGCTTCCATGGCGTCGTTCCATATCGTCTGTTTGAGCTGCTGCAAAGCGGGTGCCACTAGCGGCGCACCAGTCATCAGCACTTTAACATTATCAGCTATTCCCTTTTTGCCAAATATTACCGGGAAGTTCCCTTCATACTGCTTATAGGCGTTCTTCAGGGAAAGCAGCGTATTGGAATCGGATTCGATGAGCACCGGCGTTTTCTGTGCGGAGATGTTAACGTCAATCGTCCTGTCGATATCCGCAAGCCGCCTAGCGAACATCCTGCACATATTAAGGGATGGGCTGTGCAGCATGTTATTATAGCAGATAACGGAATCCTTATTTGTTCGTTCTGCCTGATACGTTGCCGCGGTTGATTTATCCGTTTCGTTCACTGAGCTAACACCGGGTGTAAACGCCCTGCGACGGATCGGAATCTTGTACACGTTGAACGGCCCGTTGATGATAACCGGGAGCGCAAGCATGCCGAGAACATCATCTTCGAAGAAAAGCGCACGGCCATTTTTGAATAACGTCAACTCAAGGAACCGAGCGTCTACGCTATCCGGAAGATTGAGCCATTCGTAACGCGCCAACGACATTTCTAGCAGCCGGTCGTAATAAAAATTGTAGGTCAGCTTATTAAATGCATCAGCGGCCAACCACTTTTTTAAGCTATCACCCATTAACTCACCACCTCATTATGCTCGGGATTCGTAGCGCCGGGAGAGTTATCCACGGAATAATCACCAAAATGATCTGTAGTTTTCCAGAATGTAATCCCCCGGTCATACACTTCACAAATTCGTTTTTCTGCGCTTGCAGGGATTGAACCATCAATAGAGCACCCGTTTGTTTTAACGTAGTTGTAGAATGGCCTTGTCCCGATATTCGGCTTTTTCACGGTGTTCGTGGCATAACCGTATTTGCGGAAATACATATCAACACGTTCTGCCGCCTCTGCCGTTAAATGGCGGATTCCATAATGGAAAGTCATTAAATGTGCAGCAGCTAACAAGTTGTTATTTCCACCCGGCGTCCCGGAATCTGCCATTGTAGAGGCATCCCATCGACGAGCAGCAGCCCCGACGGCCTGTGTTGCACCCGCGACTGCACCGACATAATTCTGACTAACAGCAGACATTAACGCCATGAGTGCACCACCAATGAACTGAACAGCGTTAGCGCCGCCCTGCTGAGCTAACCATGCCTTATATGTGTCGCTAGTCGTACCGCATTGCGGGTATCCGGATAACGTCATGCTTTCCGCGAAATTTCTACCTTGTACCGTTTTGAAATTTTCGGGAACAAGCATAACCGTAGGATTAGGCGAGTAGTCCCCAATCAGCTGGAAATACAAATCATTCGAGGAAACGCCCGGTGTGAAAAGCTCCATCGGATAAACCTTTGTATTTCCGGTGTTGTTCGTCACCCACAAACCCCAGTACGGGTTTGTGTATAACTTCTTGCACTGCGGCGTGTAACTTTTCCGCACACCAGCCGTTGCAGATTCAAACGCTTCATTGTAATGGCGTAAGAATTGCAAGCGGTAGTTTTTAACTGTAGATAATGTGTCGGGTACAACTGCTCCAATTTGTGCGAATAGTTCGGGCACAAGCCCAAATGCTACAATTGAATTGGCATCCACACCAGCGCCGGATAAATACGAACGGAAGGCATTAAGGCCTTGTTCCGTGAATGGTTGAGCGTATGCCCATAGCATCGTTGGGAGTCCGCTGACAACGTGCGGGCTTGTACCGTCTGCCCACCAAGCCATCATCCATAAACTGGATAACTTTGTCGGGACTGTTGCACCGCTGAAGGTGTAGCTGACTTCGTCATAATAGCTGATCGTGTATTCATCAAAGCTAACAGGCTCCGGAACTAGGTTCTCACCGATGTTATCAGTCAGCGGATGCTCACGTTCTACAAAAACATCCCGGATTTCATAATCGCCCAACCACGTCTGAATGACATCGATTTCATAGGTAATCGCGGATGTGTTGTTGTTTACATATTCCACGTCCGTGATGAACGCATAAAATTTCTTTACGTTACCTGCAGAATCCTTGAAGTTTGTATTCTGGAAAATCAGGTAATTGCAATCGTATAGATTCTCTACAGGCAACTCGACCTGAATTCTTCCAGCGCCGTATCTCTGGTAACTATAATCGTTTAGCGTGTACTTGATCCACTTTCTGAACGTTGTGAACTGCTCCGCCTTGCTCCCGAAATACATTGTATTCTTGTAGTCCGGTTCACACGGGCAATCCTTGATAATATAAATCGTGGTATTCGGCACGACATATTCAGCCATTTTGTCACCACCTTTATAATGATTGGAGGGGCAATGCCCCTCCGTTTACTGTTTGACGAGCGTCAGCGTACTGCCGAGCACGACCGTGTTGTCAAGACCGTTGACCAGCTTGTAAGTTGCGCCTGCCATCGTGGCGACCACGTCATACTTATAGCTTGCAGTCTGCGCGGACTTCGGCAGGATAATCGCACCGTAAGGATGCACGGCAACCAACGCCTTAGTCATTGCCTCCGTCTGCACCAACTGGAAGTTGGACGCCTGCAGGCTTGCCGGATCGGCGCCAGTCAGCGTGTACACCTTGTTACCAGCCTTATCCTGCGAGTATCCGGTAACCGTCAGAACGACATTCTCCGGGGCGGAAATCGTCGCGCCATCGTCAACGAACGCTACGGCGTTGCTGAACGGGGAGCTGGAGACGATCTCCCATCGGTTGTAGAAATAGTTGTTGTACAGGCCGCTGCCAACGTAAGCCTCAGACATCTCATTCAGCGTGTCGTAAATCTGGAACCATTCCGCATCGACGAGAATTGCCTTTACGTCAGCCATCAGGCCGAGTTCGGCTGCGGTAACTTCCTCGATATTGGTGCCAGCCGCGCGGATATCAGCAAAGCGGTCGTTGTCGAATGTGGTGAAATCGTCGATGAGAACGAGCCTGCCGAGGAAATCCGCCTTTTCCATGTGGAACGCCGCCGCAAGAACTTCGACGTCGAACTTCGCGTTATACTGCGCATCCATGAAAATGTACTGATCTTCACGGGGAGTGACCGTAGTCACGCCAGCCGCATTGTAGTCGTTTTTCATGAACGTAAGCATATTGGACGTGCCACGGAATGCGGTTGCTGCATTCTTAGAATCAGCCGCGTCGAACGCGACGGGCTTCATCTTGCCGTGCGAAACGGCCTTGATGAGCAGGTACTTGACGAGCAGGAAATCATCATATTCGGCGGCCCGGATAACGCTGTCGATGATTCTGGAAATCAGGTCCTCGACGCCGGAAATCGAGGTGAACGCCTGCCGGAGGTCTTCCCGCTGGACGGTAACGGGATACTGCACCTTCCAGTTGATGAGATGGAACGCGGAACGAACGTCCGGGATCGTGCGCTTGAGTTCGCGGGAAGCCGCCTTCTCAGGGGAGAAGTCGCGCGCTTTCGCAATCTGGACGAACACTTCCTCGACCGTCTCACCAGTTTCCAGGAAACCCTTCTTGAACATTCTGTATGGGTTGTTGAACGTGGCGGACCGGATTCGGACGAGCGCGATCTGATTGACAAGAGCGCTCAGGAATTCGTTGGCAAGATTCGGATATCCGAAAAAGACATCGCCGACCTGTCGGACGTCGTAGTTCGTGGCTACTTCAGGCACCTGATCCTGATACTGCGCGGACGCATTCGCGCGAATGGTATTCAGGATATCAATCGTGGAAGCGTTCAGGGTGGACACTGCAATTTTTCTAGGCATTAAATCATTCCTTTCATAAAATTATTCAGTCTTGAACAAGTCCGCATACGACCGGCGCTTCGGCTCCGGGTCAGGTTCCTGTTCCGGGTCGGGCTTATCAGGCGGATTGTAAAAGGCGTCTCTGTATTTCTGTCTCCATCTCTTATCGTTGTCTGCAAGCTGCTGCTTGTAGTCAACATTCTCAGCGCCTGCATCAAGAGTGTCGGAGACATCTTGAAGAAATGCAAGCGTATCGTCGGAAGTATCATCATTCGGGATGAATTTCTTCAAGCCGTCAAGAACTTCCTGTTTTGTTTTGATTGCCACAGTGTTACCTCCTTATGTCCAGGCGTTCATAGCCAACCAAATTTTCATGCGCCTTCGTGTAGGTGTTGGAGTTGGTGGGTGCCCCGTGAAGTATTCGTACCAGTATGCGGCATCCGAGCATCTGCCCTGATAGGATGCAGCTGCACCCTTGTCATACGGTTTTTCATACTTCAATTCAAACGCGCCAGTCAAATAGTCCAATGGGATATCACTACCCGCAATTTTACCAGTCTTAAACTGTTCAAACGTGATATAGTAAAAATTGCGGATATCAACGCCGATTTCCGTAAACACGGCGTTATAGTAGTTGAATAGCCCGGATGACCAATTTGTCGGCACATCTGTGAACAGAAATACGGTCTGCGCCTCACCGTCCGTCGCTGCCCCCTGATGCGCACTATCCCGAAAATGCGGTGCATACCCGTGCGCGGATAAAGCCGCTTCGTTTTCAGGATTTATGTATCGTTTTGCGGGAGTGAAGCCAACCAGACCGTAACCGTGATTCTTTGCTTGTTCGTCAGTCCACGCTAAAAATTCCGAATATGTGGGTGTAGCAAGCCCTGTGGGTTGCAATTGCCAACTCCACGGGTTATAACCACCTTCCCTAGAGTTGTTACCCAAAAACGCACAAATAGCGGCGATAGACCAGCCTTGACCTGCTAAGAGGTTAGCCATTTCATTAGCGTTGTCGATGCTCTCCTGCGACCCCGTCGCATAGTTTCCACCCAAATCAATATCTCTAGCATGCCAAGCCAAGCCTTTTCACCACCTTTCTTTTACGAGTTCGATTTCACAACGAACGCCGGATAACCTGCCGCGATCAGCTTTGCTTTCATCACCTCCGCATAATCGCGATTTTTGAATGCCCCGACCTGTACACGGTAGATTTCCGGTTCGTCGAGGGTACCACCATCTTTGTACTTCACACCAAAGCAGTCGCATACACCTCTTGCAATGGCGTCCGCAATCACGTCGAGATTGTGAACGATCCAGTTTGCTACCATAGGCACGTCGTGGAAGTCGACCTCGACATAAACCGTAGGCGCGTGCGGCGCGTGGATTTCGTAGAGCTGCGGCTGCGCGGAAATGTTGGAGCTAGTGCCGGGAGTAACTGCGTCGAGCTGCTTGAAAATCTTCTTGCTATACTCATAGCCGAGCTGCCCTTCAACGGTTCGCATGCACATGACCCGAGTGCCGGAGACAGTGCCGTTAAAAGCATTGCTGTGCAGCGGCAGGTGCAGGTCTGCTCCCCATGCGTCAGATTGATTACACTTGTTTGCCAAAGTGCTCCGATGCACGATCTTTACCTCAAATCCGCATCGCTGAAGGATCGGAGCCAGCTTTTCCGCAAGCAAACCCATTTGTTCACCTTCGTTCGTGGTTCCGCCAGCATAGGTGTTTTCAAACTGATCCGAGGGACTAAGAAAAATTTTAGCCATGGCTCAGCTTATCAACGAGCTGCTGCATCACCAGAGTGTTGTTCTGGATTGCTTTGGCAAGTTCGGAAATTTCATCCTGGTGTTTTTCCTGAATGACCTTAATATACCAAAAGCACATTAAGGAAACACAAATGGGAAATCCGACCTGCGTGATAATGTTAAGAACGGTCTGAACGTTAATAGCCTTTCACCTCCTTTGAATGGAATCCTACTATCATTATATCACACGCGCGCCTTTTGTCAATTGACAAAAGGCGCGAATGTGTTATAATAATTATAGGTGGTGTATTTGTATGGCGTACTACGACGGAACAAAACTGCTATCGATGCAGGATATCAACGGCAAGCGCCCTGAAATCTATCTGTGCACAACGAACAGAACAGGCGGTAAAACCTGCTATTTTTCCGGCATGCTTGTGCGTCGCTTCAAAAAGACGCGTGAAAAATTTATGCTAGTCTACCGGTACAAATATGAACTGGAGGATTGCGCAGATAAATTTTTTAAAGATATCAGAGGCATTTGGTTCCCAACAGACAACATGACGTCAAAGCCCATGGCGGTTTTTAAAAAACTTTTCTTGAATGACGTGGAATGCGGATATGCGGTATCCGTCAATCAGGCGGAAGCTGTCAAGAAATATGCACACCTGTTTTCTGATACCGGGGCTATGTTCATGGACGAGTTCCAGAGCGAAACAAACACGTATGTTCCGAATGAAGTGAAAAAGTTTATTTCCATTCACGCGTCTGTTGCACGTGGGCAAGGCGAACAAGTCCGTTATGTTCCGACTTACATGTGCGGGAACCCGGTTAGCCTGCTCAATCCTTATTATATCGAATTAGGCATCTCCGAGCGGCTTCGGAAGGAAACACGTTTCCTGAAGGGAGACGGCTTCGTATTGGAGCAGGGTTATGTGGATTCTGCGGCGGAAGCGCAAAAGGGAAGCGCGTTTAACAGGGCGTTTGCAAAGAACGATTATGTGGCATATGCCGGACAGGGCGTTTACCTGAACGACAACGTTGCGTTTATCGGCAGGCCAGAGGGCGTTAACAGGTATATTGCAACGCTCCGGTATTGTGGGAAGAATTACGCGATCCGGGAATATCCGCATCTAGGCTTTATGTACTGTGATGACAAAGCCGATGATTATTACCCTGTACGCATCACTGTAACAACGGAAGATCATGAAGTTAATTATGTGATGCTCAGGCGTTCCGACGCAATGCTTAGCCAGTTTCGATATTTCTTTGAGCTAGGTGCATTCCGCTTCAAAAATTTGTCTTGCAAAGAAGCAGTCCTCAAGGCGCTTGCTTATTAAATAGGTATCACCGGAGACTATACGCTCTGCTCTGCCAGGATCACACGGCTGAAATTACGCCGCCTGGACAGTTACGGATATCGTGAATCCCTTTGTGTAACTCTCCGATTTTGATACGGCCCACTCATCAGAGTGGGCCTTATTTTATTGAATCAATTCGTCAAGCGCATCAAAGGTATATTTTCGGATTTCTTCAAGACTCCTGATCAGTTCGTCATTGTTCATAGTCGTACACCCTCATTCATCTTCCTTGCCTAAATCCTTCAGGATTCCACGGATGAGCTGCATGGCAATAGTCGTAAAACCGGCGGCTTGACACATGTCTCCACTGAATACCATCGTGTTAGCTCCATTGATTACGTTTCGTAGTTCGTTCAGTCTCTCGCGTAACTCCATTTTATTCATCGCTACCGCTCCTTTTCGCATAGTTGCACAGAGTACGTGCAATCAGTTCCAGAACATAGTTTTCGTCACAGCCGTCAACAGAGGCAATTGCCTGGGCTTCTGCGATCGTTCTAGTGCAGCTGTCAATTACGTGCCACTTCAGTAGTTCGGCTCTTTGCCCTGTTTTGTCCACGTTTTTCGCACCCTTGATCTTTACAATTTTTCAACTTCATCGTTATACCTCCTTAATATATTCGGCTCTGATTTCTTTGTAGCTTTTCATTTCCAAAGTGGTCATACTTGTCACGTAGTTCAGCAAGTCATACCAAAATGGAAACTGATGCTCCACTTCACTCCCGTCCTTGCATACGACGGTTAGCTTAAACTGCATTCGCACGACGTTTCACCTCCATCTGTTCCCGCAAAATGCATTTTTTAACGGTTTCGTCGTCAAGCCCTAGGCATTCACACAAAAAGTAATACCAGTCAGACTTGAAAAACTGCGCCACCTCCGTTCGATTCTGTGAACGGGCATACATAGACTTGTTACCGCGCTCTTTACTTCGAGGTTTCAACTCTTTGCCGCAGCGGACGTAGTCTTGCACGCCTACCTGAATAATCGCAACGGCTAGACGCTTAGCCTCCATGTCTGTCATTGTTATCACCTCATTTCATATGTTGTCGCGCACAACAGCACACCACCGGGGATAGTTCTTGGGAGCAGCTTGCCGGGGACGGTTAAGCCTAGTTTAAAATCCGTGATCTCTCGTTTCTCACGCAAGAAAGCAAGCTCTTCAGGCCGGTACTCACTTTCGGGATCATCTTCCGTTGGCTTCCATCCCTCAACGGATTTCAAAAACAGCTCTTTGCAATGTTTCGGCATGCCCGCACACTTCACATCGTAAAACGGTTCGTCAATTACTTCCCCATCCTCGGACGTGACGTGCTCTATGTACGTTTTCTGCCGGACAAATAGCCCCATATCCCATCCACTTTCCAGCTTCCAGCAACAAAAATCACGGTCGTGGATTTTCATGCCGCGAACGACGTCGCGCGGGATATCCATGTGGCAACTGTCGGTATCAGCATAGATAAAACCCGGCTCGTCTGGCCCGTAATAGTTGGCCTGCGCCGCCCGAATCGTGAAACAGCGTGCATAACTTGTGATAGCTGCGCCTACGGGGATATATCCCGGCTTTTTGTCGTGAGCCTCCACGATGGTATACCCGATACTACGATCCGGTTTTTGGTATGCGACCTTGAAACTGCTATCGTCTCCAGCTGCTAACTTGCCATACAGGTTATTAAGATACAATTTAGCTAGGGTACGTTTCGCGCCTTTTGATTCTTTTTTGATTTTGGCGTACTTGTCAATGTAGTCGTCAAACAAGCCCTTTGCCGCGGTAAAATAGCAGCCGTCAAGAATCTCAAAATCCGTTAACTCGTAATGCTCTTGCAGCAGCCGGAAATCCATCTCTGTAAGCGTCAGCTCTACTATAGCTTTCCGTCGTTCCCCATCGGGAGTTGTTATCCATTCGCACAATTCACCTGTTCTGCGGTCGTACACGTCTGATGTTTTTAGGGATTCTGTGCCACGATACCAGAAATTACCTTTAATCTGCACAAACGGCAGCTTATCAGGCTTTATCCGAAATCGCGTGCGGATACGAACATAAAAGAAACTGTAGCTTGCTTGTGCTTCCGGAGGTATGAGATTCCCCCGCCAAAAGGTTGGCATGCCTATAGGATATTTGTTTCCTGACATACTGTGCATCATACTAGGATACAATGAGTTGACGTCTGCCGTTGTCCCGTTATGATAAACGATATTGCGCTTTTCCGGTACGACGTAGCACCATCCGCCCCGGTATGCTTTGCGGATATAGGCGTCCATCGTCTTAGCGCCGTATACTTCTGGCAACGTCTCTGATGTCAAGTCCGGGAACCACTTTTTATAAAAGGGATAGCCGACTATTTTTTGATACTCAGACAAGCAGCAGCTTCCAATCGTTAGTTTCAAGTGCCCATCAGCGACCATGATTTCAAGTGCTTCCTTTACAACTAACACGTCATTTGCGATATATTCACGTTCTTCCGGTGTGATCTCGCAACCTGGGTATCGGAAGCCCTCATACTCCATGTCTAATTTTTGGTGGGCCGTGCCGAAACTATTCCCGATCTCTTTGACAGAGAAGGGGAGTAGCTTTAGACTGTCCCGGAATTCTATAAATCGGCCGTCGATTTTGACACAAATCGTATACCATGCTCCCATGTCAGAAATGCTATATCGAATTGTGCCGTTTTCCATGTCTTTTTGTCTCTGAAAACGTACTTGCTGCACATCGTCTACATCATCAACAGCTTGCTTGTACCCGGCTTGAATCAATAGGAAGTCTAGCCAAAAAGCGCCATCAAACTTTAAGTTGTGAAAATAGCAGACGATATCCCCTGCTATCTTACGCAAACCTGCCCAGCAGTCCGCAATGCTGTGATAGATTTCAACCGACTCTGTAAACAACGGGACAATGGCAGCCGCCCAAACGGCGGTATCTTTTTGCCCCTCATAGACGGTTGTCTCAAAGTCCCCTACCAAAAAGGTCTTAGCCCGGCTTTTCAAACGGCATCACACCACCGCCCCTTAAAAAGTCATCCATGCTAATGACGCCGCCCTGCACCCTTATCATATCGCTTGCGCCTGTCGTGATCTCAAGCGTTGTGTCAACTGGTGCCCCGCGCTCCGCGTCATAGTAGCCACCAGACATGCCCCGCACGGCGTATTCATTGCTAAAACTTGAGCCGTCAGCCGCCGTGTAATACTCGGCTTCTTCCGCAAGTGTTTCGCCTTTGCCTGGCGAGTAATCCGCAAGATTTGCGTCTTTGCCCATAATGAGCCGCACAAAACGATTCAGATTAAACCGGGCTTCTTCAGCCGTATGATAGTATTTGTAGAGCATCTCGTCGATGATCTCTTGCAGCTCTACACCATTGTTCTGGATTCTTCTAGCTAACTCCGCTGCACCTAATTCTGATTCCGCCGCGTTCAATACTCTTTCGAAAAAATTGTGGTATTGAATGGCTGTTTGCTTTGCGACATCGTCCCAACGATAAGACGGAGTAAAGGCTATTAGTGGGTCTTTTAGATTGTCGATGATATTTTGATAACTGGCTGCGCGTGCTTCCTGTCGTGCTTGTTCTGCTTCACGCTTCGCTACTGCCCTCTGCGCTTCTTTGGATTCCCGACGTTCGGCTTGTGCGCGTGCCATGCGTTTATACGCTGCACGCATAGCCGCTTGATAATTCTGCTTTTTACCGCCGACTGTAATTTGCCCGGATTTTGTCGGCATCCACTTGCCGCCACGCTGCGGAGACGCCGGGACTTGATTGCCGCTATCATCCGTGTAGTATGCTCGGCTATACAGTTTTTCCGGCGTCAGCTTTTTCAGGCGCTCAACGTCTCTCTTCGTTGGCTTTGCCTTTTGCTCCGGAATATCGGTTAAAAAGGTAAAGCCGCGCTGTTCTGCGGAGCGCATAAAACGTTCAATCCGGCGTAACTCTTTGTTATATGCCGCCAAATTTTTCGGCGGTTTCGGAGTTGCCATATCATCACCCCCTTATTTAGGATTAGGCCCGGCTGTTACACCGGGCCTTGTTGATTTACTGCGCGTCAGGGTCGACACACATGACGCATTCGTCGGGTGCGGACATGAAGGTGGGGTTTTCGCGGGTCAGAGAACAGGTAATGAACTCCTTGCCCTTGTAATTCTTCGAGGGCTTGCGATAGACCTTGATGTGAATGCCACTGTCGATCCCGTTGTCGCTCAATTCGTCCATGATGTTTTCCAGTTCGCGGCAGAAAGTCGCACTGCCACACACGAACTTGCGCCCGGTCGTGTCGATGACAACACACTTTTCGTAGTCCTTGTCGTCACTCTTCTCGTTATGGACTGCGAGAATAACGTGCTTCGCATAGTCGATCACGACGGGCTGCTGCTGCGTCGCCTCGTCCAGCGGAATCGCGTCCGACGTATCCTTGCACATGACACGCTCGTAGACGTCAAATTCTCCGTAGCTACGGATGATCTTACATTCATAATTCTGATTAGCCATGTTTTTTTCCTTTCCGCCTGTGTTTTATGAGTCGGCTGCTCTGTTATTTATGTAAAGTGGTTTGACCACGTTTACACCTGGTTTACAACTTGTTATTGCCGTCACGGCAATATCAGCCCCATTGCTCTGCCATAGCCCTAGCAATTCCCGGGGGTGTTTTAGAACGCCAAACGGAGCGCGGTACACCCTTTGGTGGATGTTCAAACCAACCGCCCTGGCATATCGATTCGCATTCAACCACCTTATCCGGCACAAGGTTTGGCAAATTAAAAAGCCACAAACATGTGCGCTTTGAATAAGCGTCGCCAAAATAATACGGATAAATAATCTGATCTGGTTTTCGGTAATGCGTATTGAGATAACCCACCGGATTCTCAACGCATAGTCTATGAATTGAGCCGCTTTCATACGCTTTTACAAATTTCAGCGCAAATTCATAACCTAATTCGCGGAGCGCTGTGCGACCTGGATTTTCCTTGAACCAGCGATTGCCTGCAACCGTTAGATAGGTACAAGGTGGGTGCGCTATAACCAAATCCCAACCATCCCGCAAATGGGGGATAACATCCGATTGAATGTGCCACTCTGGATGCCCTCCGCTGCATTCCTGGATATCGCAGCTAAAAGCATCATGCCCACGCGCACGGAATGCTGTACATACCGCTTGACTTTCCTCACAAGCTACAAGCACTTTCATTTTCCGTCCCTCCAGTCGTAAATCGCAGCATGCGCAACGAAATCTGAAATGCTCATCCGGTAGATATGCGTTTCCGGCGGCGCGACTTTCACAACCCGCAGCGGTTGAATGTGCGGCGGGAGCTGCGGACGGATCACGCGCAGGCGCTCCAGGTCGGTTTTACTGCCGACCGGGATTGTAACAGTCAGGGCTTGCACCCTGCCGCTTTGTTCGTTCGCGGCACTGATCGTCACGTCTTCCGTGACGATCGTGCGCGTGATGGAAGGCTTGCGGGACATTAGTATACACCCCCTCGCAAACACACAACGATAAGGCCCACAATCAGTGCAAAGTACCCAATCACTAAAGGCCAGAATAGCCAGCTAACTAATCTTGCACAAACCTCTGCTGCGCTTTCAAACGGCAAGAGGTATGCTAAGATGGTAAATAGCCCCGCCAAAACCCCCACGATTTCCACGACGAAACAAATCCAATACCAAACTGTCATTATGCACCACCCCTTTCCAACATTCCAATCAGCAGGGCCGCGAAAAATGTCGCGGCACCTCCAATGAAAAGAATTTGTAGTAATACGCCAGCTATACCATCAAAGAAAAACCACGCCTCTAAGGTTGACGAATATGTGCATAAAACCTTGAATATCACAAACAACAGCGCAACGCCTGCTAAAGCCACAACGGCACTCATAATAACGTTCATTTTTCATCCCTCCTTACCATGCCAGCCCATTAGCAGACGCATGCATTTAAACGTGCTAGCAAGATAGTGCCACCAATATAATTCGCGGATCCTCACGTTAAATACACGCGGATAAAATACCGCCAGCGTTTTGTATGCCGTAATTTCCGGACTAGAAAATATGCGCGTTTCGTCCGATTCTTCCGAGTGGCACTTAGCTTCAGCGTGCTTAATAAAGATAGGCATAGCCTGAATGATCTCTCCCACATTTGGCATCCGCTTGTAACCACATAGCCAATAGCCGGTTATCATATCATCCAAATACCACTTCCCGCGCACCTTGTGACACCCAACCGGCCACGGAATATTCCCGTCGCCAAGGTCGACGCTAACGCCGTACCCATTGACTATTCCCGTCACGGCGCGGTAGGTGCACTTTACCCATGGGGCTTTGTTCATGTTTGTCATTTCGATTCTCCTTTCCGTTTCGGTCTAATCTTTATGCGTAACTAGCTTCAACCGCACCGCCGTCGCCCTGTCACGCTCTTTCCTCCAATAGTCATAATCATCCGTGTTGTATGCAATTTCCATGCGTTTCTGACAATACAACGCGCGATCCGATGTGGATACCATCAGCGCGTAATAGTCTTCAGGCGTGATTTCCACGGTGCATCCAGCAAATTCAAGTTTACCCATCTTGTCGTTCCTCCTGTTCTGTTCGTCTTCGCGGCCTGCCATCGTCAGCGCGTCGCGGCCATTCGACGCGGACGCCCGATAACCGGGCGTTTCGGCATTCAAAATTCGAATGCCCGTAGCTTTGCGATAATTCTATCGCATTCGGTTGCCTCCCCATAATGGGGCGCGGCGGCTTCTTCGTCGCCTTTGCGCCATAAAGCATTACCATAATCTTCTTCGCTGTCTGCCCTGTCCTTCAGGGCGATGATAATAAGTTCAAGCTCAGCATAGGTTAATTTGTTCATGTTTTTCATAATATTTGCTCCTTTTCATGTCGTTCGGTTTGTTTTGCTTTGTGCCCTTATTATACTCGATCCGATACAGGATGTCAATAGCTGTAACACGTCATTTACAAAAAAATTTTTGAAAAATAGGAAATCGACATTGTATCACGCTGTAGATATGATACAATATAATTGTATTTGGGCAGATCATCGTTACAACGGACCGGGCAGCCGGA